CAGCAGGCCCGCAAAGGTGGTGTCAGCCGCCAGCAGGTCGTAGACGCCTTCCGTGGTGGTGGGGAGCGTCACAGATCAGCCCAGGATGCGCGTGGGCTTGGCCTTGGGCTTGGGTTTGGCGGCTGCCGTGGCCTTCATCGTGACGGCGCCCGGCTTCTTGGCCTTGTAGGTCGTGGCCTTCTTGACCTTGGCGACCGTGGGCTTCTTGGCCTTGCCGCCGCTGGTCTTCGCCATTCCGTTCATCATCGGGCCGCCTCTGAGGGGGATGCTCCCCTAGCTTTCCGCAGGGGATCCCGGAAACCTCCCCAGCAAACCAGCACCCCCGGAGCCTGGCCATGGATCAGCTGCAACCGATGGCGATGACGGTGGGACAGGAGTTTGAGCTGGAGCGGATGCGCCGCACCATTGAGGGCACCACGGACGTGCTGGAGCTTCAGAAGCTGGCGAAGATGCTCCTCAGGGCTTGGCAGGGCCAGCGGGCCGCCACAAGCTGGGCGATGCGGCAGGGCCTGCAGCGGCCATGGGCCGAGGCCTGTGGCGCCGCCCGGGAGGTGCTGGCCGCCCAACAAAAAGGCGCCCCGTCCGAGGCGCCTGGTGATCCCGTGGTTGAGCGCTGAGGTTCCAGCTCAGCCCTTCCCGCCGTGGATCATACGATCCCGGTGTTGTCGGGGATGGTCCGCGCAGCACCGATCATGGTGATGGTGCCGGAGAACTTCTGCAGGGTGCCGGCGTCGCCGTCCTCGCTGATGTTGACGCGGCCGAAGCCGATCTGAGCTTCAGAGGAACCAGCAGGGCCCACCCGGAGGAACTTCACCGCCAGGCCGGGGATGACCCCGTACTCGGACAGCATGGTGAGCAGCTTCCAGGCGTAGCTCTTGCGGTCAACCAGGCCGCTGATGGCGTAGCTGAAGCTGTTCGAGCTGGCCACCTGGATGGTGGCGCCGGAGTCCTCGGGGTCGAGGGTCAGGCTCTCATCGGTCTGGGTGTCGGTCGACCGGGGGATGCCGGTAAGGCCCATGATCCTGACGGCCTTGTCGGTGCCATCGAGCTTGAGGATGCCCTTGCTGACGGTGCCGGTATCGGCGCCAGAGGCGATGGTGGCGCCGGTGTTGGCGTAGGTGAAGGTGGTCGTGGTGGGGGCACTGGCCACCGTGAAGACGCCATTGACGGTGGTGTTCGTCACGGCGGTCACCAGCACCCGATCGCCGGCCACGAGGCCATGGGTCGCGGAGGTGGTGATGGTGACCACGTTGGTGGCCCGCGCCACGGTCGTGATCGTGAGGTTGACCCTGTTGGCGAACGCCACAAAGGGCGAGGCGGTGGTGCCCTTGCCGCTCCAGTCGAAGATCCCGCGGCCCTGCAGGGCGGTGGCGGTGTCGATGAAGCCGGCGAGGTTGGTGCGGGCGGTTTCGAGTTGGTCGCTATCGACGGCCGACGCCAACATGGGGACCAAGTAGGTCAGTACGTCGACAGTCGCCCCGTAGGCGTTGGCAGCCATGATTTCAGGCGGTGATGGTGCCCTGAGCTTTCCGTGGGCTCAGCGAATGATCGGGAGCGTCACGCCTTCCCGGGCGAACAGGAACGCCCCGGCGGTGGCCAGGGTGGCGGGGATCAGCAGGTCGACCGATTCGCCATCCTCAGACCAGAGGGTGCGGGGCTGGCCCACGGCCTTGCGGTCGACGATCAGGAAGCCCGCCCAGTGGTCAGCGTCGGCACGCCAGGGCGCCAGGATCAGGGCATCGTCAGCGGCCCAGCAGAGGCGGGCGGGGGCCTCGTGGCCGGCGCCTGCCTGTTCGAGAGGTTCGCACCACGGCCCGATCGCCCAGCCAGGCATCAGGTCCCGCTGGAGCAGGGCCAGCAGGGCGGCGCCAGCGGCGGCCGGGGGGAGGGCTGCTTCGGTGCGATCGGCGAAGAAGCAGAAGTCAGCCAGCTCAAAGGGCTTGGCACGCTGCTTGCGGTCGCGGTTCGCCTCCGCCTGGAGCAGGGCAAGCTGGGCGGTGCTCAGCTCAGCGGCGTGGAGCGCTTCGCGGCGGCTGCGGTGGCCCCTGTCGATCGCTTCGAGGATGTAGGGCGCCGGGAGCTTCCCGAAGCGCTCGCGGCTGCCGTCGGGGTCGGTGGGGTAGAAGCCTCGGAACTGCCAGTAGAGGTCTCCCCAGTCGGGCTTGGGCGCGGTGAGGGTTCCGGCAGCAGCTTTCCCAGGTCAGCCTCCAGCAGGGCAGCCTGCACGAGGGGGTCAGCCTCGGGGGTCATGGCGATCTCCTCCCGCCAGGCCACGTCCGCCATGGCGGTCTGCAGCGGCGGGGGGAGGCGCCGGCTGTCGGCATCGGTCCAATCACCGCAGCCATCAAGCCGGCGGGCCATGGCCGTGACGCGGCGGATGTTCTGCTCGTTGTTCAGCTGCTGGCTGAGGTGGATGAGCGGCGCGAAGATGCGCCAGTGCTGGATCTTCAGCTCCTGCTCTTCCCGCGAGAGGGGCTTGCCCATGCCGGAGAGGTTGGCGATGATCCTGGCGAGGGCCCGATAGGCGTCAGCGCTGGGCAGGTTGGCGACCTTGGCCAGCTCGACCGCAGCGGAACAGGATTCGGTGTACTGGCGGTTCTCAGGATCAACGGCGCCGATGATTGCGGCTTCATCGCCGGTGAGCCAGCCGTAGAGGGGGATCTGCAGGGTGCCGACGCGATCATCGCCGACGGTGGCGAACGGCTCGGCGGGCTCCGCTGGCTTGACGATAAAGGGTAACGTTTTCTTCATCATCACTTGATCGTTTTCCATGCGCGTTGAAAGTTTTCCCGGAAGGTCTGGCGTAGCGGGAACACGGGGACGCCGGGGTAGGGATCAAGGCCCAGGGGGGCGGTCACGAAGGGCCGGGCGGGCAGGTGCACCTTCGGCTTGGTCTTGTCCCCCCATGGGTAGATGTCGGCCCCGTAGTGGACGGCGGTGGCGTACCCGAGGGGGAACTTGAAGGTGGCCAGGGCCCCGTCGACGATCATGTAGCCGGACGCCCGGAGCAGGCCGGTATCGACGATGTTGCGGGGGCTGCCGACGGGCCGGCCCTTGGTGCGGCTGCCGTCCTGCCGGTAGGTGCCGCCCCGGTAGGTGATGCGCCCTGCCTCCCACCGCCAGACCTCGCTACCCATGGTGTCGAGGATGTGGGCCCACGCCTCATCAAAGGTTTGCCGCGCCGCCTGGTTGGCCGCCGCCTGCACGCGCCGGGAGAAGGTGGCGTCGATCGTGACCCGCGTGCGGACCGTGGCCCTCATCGGCCGTCTGCGAAGACCCCGGTGAACTCGTCGCCCGCCTCCACCCGCACGAGGGCATCGATCCCGCCGGTGCCGGAGAGGGTGCCGATGGTGAACCAGCCTCGGCGGCCGTTGGTGGTGGTGGGCAGCTCCGCCAGGGGCCCCTCCCAGGCCTCCATGCGCACGCCAGCCACGAAGCCGGGGGGTCGCAGGCCGGTGTCTGTCCAGGCCCAGGAGGCGCCGCTGTCGAGCCAGGTGGCGCCGTTGGGCACGAGCGCCCAGCGGGTGATGTTGCCTTCCAGTTGTTGAGAACCGATCTCAATACCGCCCGCATCCTGGCCGTTGGGGCCCGCCGGGCTGGCGTCAATGAAGGCCTCGATCACCACGAGCCGCACGGTGGCCGACGTGGGGCCATCCCGGAGGTTCACCGGCTTGGCGGTGGGGTCGCGCCACAGGAGGCGGAGGCTGGCGTAGGGGGCGAAGGGGGTGGGCATGGGTTAGGAGGGCTTGCGAGTGCCGGGCTTCTTCTTCCCCATCCGCGCCGCCTCGGACAGGGCGATGGCGACCGCCTGCTTCCGGCTCTTGACCTTGGGGCCCTTGCCGGGGCCTGGCTTGCCCGTCTGGAGCTTGCCGGCCTTGAACTCACGCATCACGGCGCCCACCTTTTTCTGCGCGGCGGTGGGCTTCTTGGCGGCCATGGCGGCGGGTCGGGGTGCCTTGAGGTTTCCCCTCAGCTCCTCACCAGCCCCGAGTACCCGAACCCGCCATTGGTCACCGCCTGCTCGTCAAGGGCCAGGGCATCGAGGATCCGGTGGCGCAGCTGGCTGATCTCCGCCCGCCGCTGCCCGTCAGCGTTGCCAGCGGCCCCTGCGGCGCCCCCGAAGCGATACCGGGCCTTCAGGAGGCTGGTGTCCCACTGCAGCTTGCCGGCCGTGTTCAGCTGCTGCTCCCGCGTGGGCGCCGTGCCGGGGATGGGCCCCTCGTACTCCTCAGCGTTGGCCAGGTGGGCGGTGCCGGCCTCCACCGCGTCGGCGTGGTCCTGCTCCAGCACGTCAATGCGATCGAGCCAGCCCTGGATCGTGGTCACGGTTGGCGAGTAGGTCTCCGCCACCTCGTTCATCCGCTGCGTGAGGATCTCCAGAGCCTCGTAGTGGCCGCCCCAGCCGCAGTGCATCCGGATCAGCTCCCGATCATCCACGGTGGCCGGTGGCGTGGCCAGCTTGCTGCGCCAGAGCGCATTCAGCGGCGTCAGAGGCTGAGGCATGGGAGGGGGGGCGTGCGGCCGGCTTCCCTTG